TATGCAAACTCTGGCATCACAGACAAAGATGGTAAGATTATTGTTTCACACTTACACAAAGCAATCAAACCACTTAATCAATTACGTATGCTTGAAGATGCGACAGTTATCTATCGTATTTCAAGAGCGCCAGAACGTAGAATCTTTTACATTGACGTAGGTAACTTGCCTAAGATGAAGGCAGAACAATACTTGCGTGAAATCATGCAGAAGTATAAAAACAAACTAGTGTATGATGCAAACACTGGTGAGATTCGTGACGATAGACGATACCAAACAATGCTTGAAGACTTTTGGTTGCCACGTAGAGAAGGTGGTAAAGGTACAGAGATTACTACACTATCAGGTGGACAGAATCTCGGAGAGATTGATGACGTATTGTACTTTCAAAAGAAAATGTTCAAGTCACTGAATGTTCCAGTATCACGTTTAGAAGCCGACAATGGATTCTCTTTAGGTCGTGCTTCTGAAATTACTAGAGATGAATTGAAGTTTGGTAAGTTCATTTCACGTTTACGTTTAAGATTCTCTATTCTATTCGATAAGATGCTTGAGACACAGCTTCTTCTTAAAGGCGTTTGTACCCGTAAAGAGTGGGAACAAATGAAAGAAGAAATTAGCTATGATTATCAATCAGATGCACACTTTGCCGAATTAAAGAACGTTGAAATTATGAAAGAACGTTTATCTATTCTTTCAGACATTGACGGATACGTTGGTAAATACTTCTCTGTTAATTATATCAGAACAAACATTCTGCGCCAGAGTGAAGATGATATTAAACAGATGGATGAAGAGATGGAAGAAGACAAAGCGAATATGGATGACGATTCTACGGCAGATGATGCACCACCAATTCCACCTCCAGCGCCAGCACCACAACAACTTGTTGTTAGCGTAAAAAAAGAAGAAACTGAAAATAGAGTAATTGATGACGCAGATCAAAAAGAATTAGCTAAGTCTATGACTGCATTTTTTGGAACATTAGTTGAAGAGGCCAAAGGTGACAAAGAAGGTACCTAATCTTAGCGACACTCTTAGCGAAGCAGTTTCTGTTGCAACATCTGTAGCGTATACAAGACAAGAGATAAAAAAACTCAAGACGGAGTTAGTATCTCTTTTAGAAAAGAAAACAACAGAAGTAATCGTTGAACAAGTTCCTGGTCCTGTCGGTCCACGTGGAGCCCTTGGTGCAACTGGCGCACAGGGTTCTAAAGGCGACAAAGGGGACAAGGGAGATACCGGTGATCGTGGAGAAAAAGGTGAAGTTGGTCCCCAAGGAAACATGGGACTTGATGGTCCACGTGGATTAAAAGGTGATAAGGGCGACAAAGGCGAAGTTGGTCCTCAAGGCAAACAGGGAATACAAGGTGTTGCTGGCGAACGTGGTCCGCAAGGACTGAAAGGCGATAGGGGCGAAGATGGCAAAACTGGTTTGGACGGAAGAGATGGAGAAGCAGGCGCAATTGGTCCCGTTGGACCAGCTGGTCCACAGGGAGTTCAGGGCGGACAAGGACCTAAGGGCGACAAAGGCGAACGAGGACAAGACGGACAACAAGGAATTCAAGGACCAGCAGGACCACAGGGCATTCAAGGCGTTTCAGGTAAGGATGGTAAAGACGGAGACGTAAAACCTGTCGAAGAGAAATTTAAAAAATTTCAAGATGTTCTCGAAAAAGATTTACAGCAATACAAAAATAGAATCAATGCATCAGTATCTAAAGCAATGGCTAATGATGCTTGGAAAGCAACCGGCTCAGGTGAAGTCAATCTACGATACTTAGATGACGTTGATAGAGACAGTATCACAGATGGTTATGTTTTATCGTATGATGAAGCATCAAAGAAATTCGTATTCGTAGAACAAGCCGCAGGCGGTGGCGGTACTGTAGATACGTTTGCAAGAACAAGAGCAAACTCTGCCTTTACCCAAGCAAACTCAGCGTATACACAAGCCAATACGGCTACAACATTAGCACAAGCCGCATACAATCAAGCTAACACTGGCGGTGGCGCTGGCATTGATACACTCGCAAGAACAACTGCGAACACGGCAACCACTCTAGCACAAGCGGCTTATGACCAAGCAAATACTGGTGGACAAGCTGGCTACGATACATTAGCAAGAACAACTGCCAATAGTGCATACGCACAAGCAAACACCGCAACAACATTAGCACAAGCCGCATACAATCAAGCAAATACTGGTGGTGCAGGTGCATCCGAATCTTTGAATGTTGTTTTCACTAACAATAATGCAACTCAATACAAATTGGTCGCATTAAATGCAAATGGCGAAACAATATTAGCATCAGCGTTAGAAATATCTCAAGTTGATAAAATTTTAGGTGTATTGGATAACGTGTCTGAAACTTGTATCTAGGAAGTAACGGCGCAATTGTCACAACATCGACTATTGACGGTGCCGCATTTTCTTTAAAGATTGGATATGCTATCTCGGCAACAAAAGCGTTTATTAAAATCGGAACACCAATCGTTTTATAAATAGATATAAAATATTAAGGAGCAATCTACATGGCAAACGCACTTTACCCAAAAGCAAAACAAGCATTTTTAAATGGCAGTATCAACATGGCAGCTAATACAATTACGTTGGCGCTTATCGATACTGGTGTTTATACTTACAGCGCAGTACACGAATTTCGAAGTGATGTATCAAACTCGGCTGTAATTTCAACCGCAACGCTGGCCAACAAAACAATTACTAGCGGAGTTTTTGATGCAGATGATGCGACATTTACTTCTGTTACTGGTGCAAATTGTGAAGCACTTCTCATATTTTCAGACACTGGAGTTCAAGGCACATCTAGATTAATTGCATATATTGATAATGCAACTGGTTTGCCAATTCTACCTAACGGAGGTGATATTACTGTAGTATTCTCTAGTGGCGCAAACAAGATTTTCTCTCTTTAATTTGTTTTTGAAATCGTAATGGTATGGCGACTCAATTTATATATCAAAATGAAACCCTATATGATAGTTTAGGCGTTGTTGAATTTGGCAATGTAGTCATATTAGATTATCAAACAACAAGATTTGATGATACAGTTTTACCTATAAATTTATTTGGCACCACACAACTAAATTCGATAATTTATGTTGATTCTATAGACTCAACTTCGGTTCTTGGTGCAACTCGATTCCAGTATAATCAAAACTTATTCTTGGGTGATAATATTGAAGCACTTTCAATATACCCAATTCAGAATTATGTAAGCACAACAATTTCTGAAGTAATTGCTTCATTAGAGTACTCGATTGCATCGAATCTTGCATTTGGATTAAATAATGTAAAAATCATAATAAATGCAAATTCTATTGATCCTGAAATATCATTTGGAACTTCTTCACTATCAAGAAACATAACGTTAGAGTCGATTGATGTTGATGTTGCATTTGGTAATTCTCGAATCAACATGGAAATTGACGATGTTCCATTTCCATCGATAGAATCAACAGTAATAATTTCTCAACCAAGCGTTAGATATGTTATTGGTCCATTGGGTATTGCTACGACAGCAAACTTTGGAACTTCAAACTTTATTGACAACATTCATAGATTGCTTGTTTTTAAGGACGATAACATATCTAAAGTGGGCGACAATGATGCGGTTGTTGTTGCTGGTGGAATTAGAATCAATCCATCGTCAGCAGGATCACAAACGGCAGCGGCTGGTAATGCAACACTTCCGAGTAATCCGGTAGGGTTTATATCAATAAATATTGGTGGAACCGACTACATGATGCCGTATTACAATCCATAAAAACGATAAAGTATAAATAACATAAACAAACGGAGATATACTATGGAAAATATTCAGACAGCAATTCAGAGTGCATATGATGCAAAACCTACAGAATTTAAAAGTTCTATTCTTGACGCATTAAACGACAAGATTCAGAATCATATTTCTGTTAAACGAATGGAATTGGCAGGGTCGATTTTTAAAGATAGCGAAGAAGAAGTCGCATCTGGTGAAGAGGAATTTCAATCTAGTTCAGAAGGAAATGTAGATGAAGAACTTTAAAAGTTTTATCCAGTTGGATGAAATAGAACGAGTAAAATATAAAGACGGCATTGCCAATAAAATGGCAGCCGTGTCATATCTTGCCCAAGTAAAAGATCCAGGTGACTTAGAAAAAGTAGGACCTGAAGAGGTTGGACCGCACGACACCAAAAAAGGTTCTGGCAAGCGTCCGGCTGACAGACTCGATAACAAGCAACCATTCGGTGAAGCTGAGAGTCATCAGTCTAGTACTACAATGAAGCATATCAACAAACCAAATGCCGCTGAAAAGAAAGCCGCTAAAGATATCAAGCCTGGTATCAAAGGTGTTAAGGATAGACTAGATATGCTTCAAGCCGCAAAGGCACGTGGTGCTTTAAAGAATGAAGACGTTGAGTTACTTTCTGATTTGTATGACAAACTAGATGAAAGCAATCAAGAAATCTTTTTGAATCAGTTGGAAGAAGATGTTGAAGTACTTTTAGCATTTGCAAAAACTATAGCGGAAGAATAAAATGGCAGATACAGTAACCTCACAAACGCTAAAAGATAGCGCATCGGCATGGGCAGTTAAGCTGACAAATATTTCTGACGGCACTGGTGAAGCAGGCGTTGTAAAAGTTTCTGCAAACACACTAATTGCATCTGATGGCGGAGCAACACAACGATTGTCAATCAATAAAATATTTTGGAATGTAGCAAGAGGTACTTCATCACTGCAAGACCCTAGAGTTACATTGGCGTGGAGAGGAACATCAAACACAACTATTGTGACTTTGACTGGCTCTGGCACTCTAGACTTGACAACAAATTTACAAGCACCACTCACAAACAATGCTGGCGCTGGAGCCAATGGAGATATCTTGTTAACTACTACAGGATTTACTGCTAGTGCTGGATATACAATCATATTAGAAGGCAAGAAGACTGCTGGATATTCTAGCCGTGAAACTACCGATGATGGTGTAAGCCCATAATATGTTGAAATTTAAAGAGTTTATATCTCTCTCTGATGAACAGTTAGATGAAGCTAGAATTGTAAAAGTCAATAGAGTACGTGCTGGAATTGTTCAGCGCAGAAAAGTTGTTTCTGCAACACCTGGATATAAAGTCTTAGGAGGCAAACTTGTCAGAATGTCTTCACAAGAAAAAATGCATCGTAGAATTGCACAACGCAAAGCGGCTAGAAAACGTGCACCAAAACTTGCTTTGATTCTACGTAAAAGAACAAGGTCACTTAAAAAGAGAACATCGGCGGGACTAAAATGAAACTAATTACAGAAATCAATGAGCAAGTAAATATCATCACCGAAGCAAACGAAGCTGGCGGTAGAAGTTTCTTCATTGAAGGTATCTTCATGCAAGCAGAACAAAAGAATCGTAATGGAAGAATGTATCCATTAGATGTTTTGCAAAAAGAAACAGAACGATATGTTACCGAGTATGTGATGAAGAATCGTGCTTATGGTGAGTTGGGACATCCAGATGGTCCAACTATTAACTTAGAACGTGTATCACACATTACTAAGAGTTTACGTCAAGATGGAAATAATTTCATCGGTAAAGCAAAGATTATGGACACACCGTACGGCAACATCGTAAAGAATTTGATGGCTGAAGGCGCAACATTAGGCGTATCTACAAGAGGCTTAGGTAGTCTTGTAGAAGGAAAAGATGGAACTAAAGTTGTTGGTAATGATTTTTATCTTGCAACTTGTGCAGATATCGTAGCCGATCCTTCAGCACCAGATGCATATGTACGTGGTATCATGGAAGATAAAGCATGGGTTTGGGACAATGGAATTATCAGAGAAGCTGACATTCAAAAACAAAAGGATGTTATTGTCAAATCTTCTAAGAAAGACTTAGAAGAAAACATGATAAAAGTCTTCAAAAATTTCATCTCCAAGCTATAATGTTTATAAATACATATACTAACAAATTTTAAATATCGTATAAAGGAGAACCTACTATGACCGATGTAAATAACAAGGATGATGAATTGTTGGAAGGAGAACTTCCACCTGCGTTAAAAGCAGCCATCGAAAAGAAAAAAGCTAAAGAAGTTGACACTGACGATAGCGAAGAGTCTGATGATGAAAAAGAAAAGATGATGAAAGAGAAAAAGCAATCAAAAATGAAAGAAGACATTGATGCTATTTTCTCTGGCGAATCTCTTTCTGAAGAATTCAAAAACAATGCTAAAGCTATCTTTGAAGCGGCAATTTTTGCTAAGGTAGAAGAAGCAACAACTAAATTAGACGAAGAATATTCTATTAAACTTCAAGAAGAAGTCAATTCGATCAATGAAAACTTGGTCACAAAAGTTGACGAATACCTTGAGTATGTTGTGACTGAATGGATGGAAGACAACAAATTAGCTATCGAAAAAGGCATCAAAGCTGAATTAGCTGAAGATTTCATGATTGGACTTAAAAATCTATTCACAGAGCATTATGTTGATATTCCAGAAGACAAAGTAAATGTTGTTGAAGAATTTGCAGAGCAAGTTGAAGTGCTTGAGTCTGAGTTAGACAAAGCAGTAACTGAAGTTGCAAATTTGAATGCACAAATTAGTGTTTACAAGAAAGACCATATCGTTGGCGAAGTTTCTGAAGGTCTTAGCGAAGTTCAATCTGCAAAGTTGAAATCTTTAGCAGAAGGCATTGAATTTGTTTCTGAACAAGACTACAAAGAAAAACTTCTTCTAACAAAGAAGAAATATTTTGATGAATCTTCAAAAGATACAGTCAAAAAGGCGGCTCCAATGGACGATGATGTTTCTACTATCGAAGAATCATTCACTCCTGTAATGAACCACTATGTACAAAATATTTCTAGAACACTGAAGAAATAAGTTTTTATAAATAAATTAAACAATACTCAAAGGAGAAAAACATGAGCGTAGAAAATCTTTTAAAAAAATGGGCACCAGTTCTTGACCATGGCGATTTAGCCGCAATCAAGGATTCCCACAAGCGTTCCGTAACGGCACAGCTTCTTGAGAACCAAGAAATTGCTTGCCGTGGTGATGCACAGGGTTCTGGTGGTTATCGCAACCAAACATCGTTGTTGTCTGAAGCCGCACCTGCTAACAACATGGGCGCATCTTCATCTACAGCAGGCG